TTACACGTTGCGCCGCTGTTCACTCGTGACATGCGCGCTGACGGTTATACCGGCGAGGATTTTGCCTTCTGCCAGCGGGCAATATCACATGGGTACGGGCTTGCTGTTGATACTGATATAGAGTTCGCGCACGTCGGGACGAAGTCATGGCGCGGGAAGCTTGGCAGCGGTGTAGCCAACAACGAAGGCAGGTGAATCATGGCAACCGCGCAACAACTGATCAATCAATCACTCCGCGTGCTGGGTGTTATCGGTGCCGGCGAAACGCCTTCTGCGGCTGACTCTGCTGATGCGCTGACGGCCCTGAATGGCCTGTTGCAGTCGTTGTCGTTGCAGCGGCTTTCTGTGTATGCCGAGGCGCTCGACAGCAAGACGCTTGCACCTTCCCAATCAGCGTACACAATTGGCACGAATGGAACCCCTGACTGGTCAACGCAGCGCCCGAACGCGATCAAGTCGGCGTATCTTCGTGTTGGGCAGAACGACTACCCCATCCAGATCATCGACCAGACGACCTACGACAGTTTCGTAGATAAGTTCGTCCAGTCGGCAATGCCCAATCGCCTATTCTATAACGCGACGGCACCGAATGGGACTATCTACCTGTACCCCACACCGTCACAGGCCAACGTCCTGTATATCCGGTCGTGGCGCTTGATCGAGTCCTTTGCAACGCTGTCCGAGGACATCGACCTGCCGAACGGCTGGCTGCGGGCGCTCAAGTTCGGGCTGGCCCGTGAACTTTCTGCTGAATACGGCAAGCAGATCACGCAGGACATCGAACGCCAGTGGCTTGAATCGCTCGGCGACATCAAGCGTCTGAACGCATCCAACCGCCCAATCCTCGGCAACGTCATGGAACTTGCTGGAAACGGCAGATACAACGTCTACACCGATCAGGGCGGCTAAATGGCACGCATTGGCATCGTCGGCCCGGCTTACTCGTTGAACGACCGTGCTGCGGCCACGCAGCGTTGCGTAAACCTGTTTCCGCAGTTTATTGAGGTTCCCAACGAGCCTTCCAGGATCATGCTGCGCTCGACGCCGGGCCTTGTCTCGTTCGCAACTGTGCTGGCAGATACACCTATCCGCGCCGTAGTGAATGTCGGCAACGGCCTGATGCTGGTCGTAGCGGGGACGGACGTTTACACCGTTACCACGTCTGGCACCGTATCGTCATTGATCGGCACGCTGAACACGTCGCAGGGGATTGTGCCTACCGCGTCCAACGGCTTGCAGATCATGCTGGTCGATGGTCAGTATGGGTACTACTACACGATTGCCACGAACACCCTGACGCAGATTGCCGACATTGATTTTCCCGGCGGTACTACTGTTGCGTTCGTCGATGGTTACTTCGTGGTCAACGATCCCGATACGCAGAACATCTACATCAGCGGTCAGTACGATGCGTCAACGTGGAATGCGCTTGACTTTGCCGCTGCCGAGGGCGACCCCGATAACGTGGTTTCCTTGGCTATCCTCAATTCGCAGATATGGGCGTTCGGTGAGTCTACCGTCGAGCCGTTCTACAACTCGGGGAATGCTGACTTTCCCTTCGCTCGGGTGTCGGGTGCGCTGATTGAGAAGGGATGCTCCGCTCCGTATTCTGTCGCCAAGTGTGACAACAGTCTGATATGGCTGTCTAACCTCGGGGTTATCTACCGCTCGCAGGGCTATCAGGCGCAGCGGATTTCCACCCATGCTATCGAAGAATCCATCGCCCGTTACACGACGGTGAGCGATGCGATTGCCTTTTCGTATGAGCAGGAGGGCCACTCGTTCTACATCCTAACCTTCCCGACCGAAGGTGTTACATGGTGCTACGACGCCGCCACGAATATGTGGCATGAGCGTGCGGAGTATTCCGAGGTAGAGACGGGGCGCTTTGACTTCGGCCGGTGGCGCGGCAACTGCCTGTGTTACTTCAATGATCAAATCATTGTCGGGGATTTCGAGAACGGCAAGGTCTACACGCTCGACCTTGATTCCTGCTACGACAACGGCACGGCGATCATCAGGATGCGCCGCACTCCCCATGCTCGGGCAGGTAACCTGAACCGCATCTATCACAAGCAGCTGACGCTGACGATGGAAACGGGCGTCAACAGCATGACGCCTGCTATCCCGATGCCGCAACCGCAGATAATGCTTCGGTGGTCGAATGACGCTGGATATACCTGGGGCAACGAGCTGTGGCGCTCGCTCGGTGCGCAGGGGCATTACGGCCTAAAAATCGACTGGCAGCGCCTTGGCATGGCTCGGTCGCGGGTTTACGAAATCCGCATCAGTGACGCTGCGCGGGTGTCGATCATGGACGATGACCTAGAGGTTGAGGCAGGGTTCCACTGATGACATTGGCCCTCATTCCGCCGCCGCTACAGCATCCCGTCATCGGTAAAGACGGGAAGATGACCGTCCCGTGGTCGTCCTATTTTCAGGCGCTATCGGGTGCCGTCGATGCCACCCTCGGTGCGCTCACGCCATCATCTGTAGGTCTCGGCAACGTGCAGAACGTAGACCAGACCGACGCCGACAACCTGTCATCGGGGACGGTGGCGCTGGCGAGGCTTCCTGATGCCGCCAAGCAGGGCTATGTGCTGATGGCCTATGCCGTCAACTCAGGCGCACTGGTAGACGGCCAAACGCTGTACTGGGGCGGCAACCCTACGGCGGCGGCAACAACAACGGCAGGCGTGTCTGGCATTTACGTGCCCAAGGCCGGAACAATTACGTCGGTCATATCGTGGGCCTACGCATCGTCCGCAGTAGGCTCTGCCGAGGATTGGCCGCTGTATGTGAGGGTGAACGACGCCACGGACTACCTTGTTGCAGAGTTTGTAGACGCCGTCGCTTACCGCAAGTGTGGCAATACCGACATGTCTGCTGCGGTCGCTGCGGGCGATGTTATCGAGTTGAAACTGGTCAACCCGACATGGGCAACCAACCCGAATACTGTGGCGTTTGGGGCGGCAATCTATGTCTCTTGACTACATGATCACCGGGACGCCCCGTAGCATGACCGGCTGGCTCGCCGCTTTCATGTCTGGTGACGGATCGACATGCCGGCATGAGTGGCTGGCGGAATTCGTTACCGAGGACGACATAGGTAAGGCTAGGGTTCCGGGGATGATCAGCGGCATATCTGATACCTGCGGGTTCCTATTTCCAGGCATTGCTAGTCGGGTCGTTGTTATCAGCAGGCCGTTACTGGATGTGCATAACTCGCTACGCCGTCGGTTCGGGGTTGATGTTGACCTCTCAATTTTTGCCGATGCGCTGGGGTCTACGGAAGGCCTGCGCATATGCTTTGATGATCTAAAACGGCGTGACGTTATAGCCAAAATATGGGACTATTGCACCGACGGGTTACCATTCCCGGAATATCGGTGGAACGTCCTGAAAGACCTACGGGTCGATACCTTGCGCGATAGCCTCGCGCACGATTGCGGGCCGCTAGTGCGGCAGAGGATGATGGAATGGCAGCAGCAGCAGCAGCAGCGGCGGCAGCAGGTGCAAACCTCCTAGGGTCTGTCCTGTCGAGCAATGCGCAGTCAAAGGCGTCAAAAGCCCAGAACGCGCTGCAACTCGACATGTTCAACCGGCAGATGGCTGCACAAGAGCCTTGGCGTCAGGCCGGTATCGGGGCATTGTCCGATATGCGGTCGCTCATGGCCGACCCGTCCAAGATTCAGGACTCTGCGGCCTACCAGTTCCGATTCGGTGAGGGCAATCGGGCGCTGGAACGCAACCTTGCGGCCCGTGGCGGCACCCTTGGCGGTGGCGCATTGCGTGAACTGACCCGTTACGGTCAGGGCATGGCATCCGATGAGTTCACAAACCAGTTCAACCGTCTGGCGTCATTGGCTGGCCTCGGTCAGCAGGCCACGAACCAGCAAGGCGCATACGCTGGCAACTATTCGCAGGCAGGCGGTGAAGGGCAGGCCATGCTCGGCAACATCAAGGCGTCGTCCTACGGCGGTATGGCTAATGCCATCGGCGGCGGGATTTCCGACTACATGAACTACAACCTGTTGCGCGACGTGTACGGCAGTGGGTCTGGCGGTGGCGGTGGTTATTCTGGCGGCATGAAAGCGCCGCGCCCTGATACGGGATACTGATATGCCTATCGACTACCGCATCCCAATGGAGATCGGCTCACGGCGTAGCGGGATCATTGACCCCGCCACGCTCGCCAGCCTGCGCGAAAAGGTCGCTGCTCGCCAGCAGGATCAACTGCTGGCCAACCAGAAGTACGAAGCCGACCAGCAGGAAGCGCAGCGGACGAACATGCTGCGCAATCTGTTGTCTCGCACCGTTACTAGCGAGGGCCATGTAGACCAGAACGCACTCGGTCAGTACATACAGTCAGGCGGTGACCCGCGTGACGTTTTGGCCGTTCGTCAGTCAATCGCTGGCCCGCAGGAAACTGCGCGGTGGACTGCGCCGAAAGTCATTCAACAGGTTGTCCGTGACGGCAAGGCTGGCCAGTTAGTTCTGACTCCGGAAGGTGAGGCTTTCGAGCCTTACCCGGACAAGCCTGCGCCAAAGACTGCGCCGCAAATGCGCGCCCCTGTTGGCTACCGCTACCGTGATGACGGCTCGCTTGAGCCGATACCTGGCGGCCCTGCTGCCGGTGGCGGTATTGGCGGGAAGCCTCCGACCGAGAGCCAGCAGAAGTTCTCCCTGTACGCGCAGACGCTTGGCGATGCCTTGCCTTCACTGAATCAGTTGTATGCGACCGGATACAAGCCGTCTGCTGCCGCGCTGAAACTTGTTTCGCTTGACCCGACCGCGTGGAGTACCAGCGGCCTGATGAATGGCATGGGCGCTGCCGACCTTGAGTGGGTGAGCCTTATCAACAACGTGGCCGACTCAATTGTCCGCCCACGTTCAGGTGCTGCCATCACCGCTGGAGACGTTGCGAACACCATTTCCGGCTATGTGCCGCTTCCGAGCGAAAGCCCGGAAACACGCAAGCGCAAGATGGCCAACCTTGAAAAGCAGAGGACATACCTGACCAACATTGCGGAGGGTCGTACGGCAGGGTCAGCAAAAACGCTGGGCATGCCATCGCCCGGCGGTTCAGGCAAAAAACAGCCAGCTATCAACCTCGACAAACTGATTCCACGGTGACCTGATGGACATTCGTAGCGAGCGAATTGCAGGCATCAAGGCCGCACTGAAAGCGGGCGCTACCCGTGCGCAGATTGCCGAACACATGGCCGCAAAGCAGGGCGTGGACATTGCTGCTGCGCGTGAGGCTGGGGCGACCGATGACGACATCATCGCGCATCTTGTGCAGGTTCCGGCTGGAAAGCCGTCCAACCCCTACGCGACCGCGCTGAAAGACACGAACCCTGCCATGCGCGGCATGGTGAATATCGGGTCTGGTCTGGCTGGACTTGCCACCGGTGCGCGTCAACTGGTCGGCGCGGATATGTCGCCAGCCGATCAGCAGAACCTTGAGTCGGGCGAGTACCTTGCCAGTCAACCGGGCGGAACGATTGGCCGCATTGTTGGTCAGGCGTTGCCATTTGCTGCGGTTCCTGCTGGCGCTGCTGGTCAGGTAGTTGGCCGTGGCTTGCAGGGTGCAGGCATGGCCGCTAACGCTGGCAGCGTAGTCAATGCTGGCACGGCTATCGCCGCCTCGCCTATGGCCGACCTTGCGCTGCTAGGCGCTGGTGCTGGTGCGGTACTGCCGACCACGAAAGAAGGCGAGCGTTCGGTTAACACGCTGATCGGTGCCGCTGCTGGCCCCGCTGTCATGGTCGCCGGTCGTGGGCTTGGCGGTATTGCCGAGGCTGGCCGCGCATGGCTGAACCCGGAAGATGTGGCAGCGCAAGGGATTCTTCGTGCCGCTACCGATCCGGCCAAGGTACGCGCAATGCAGGGCACGGGTGAGATTATCCCCGGGTCAGTACCAACTACAGCAACGGCAACGGGTGACGCCGGACTGCTGGCTATGGAGCGCCGTATGCGTTCCACGAACGTCAGCGACTTTTCGCCGGTTGATGAAGCGGCAGCCAAGGCGCGCAACGAAGCGCTGGCAAAGATTGCCAAAACGCCGCAGGAATTGGCCGACGCGAAACTTGCCCGCGCTGGCAATGAGGCTGTCTTTTACCGTGACGCACTGCCGCAGACCGCTGTCACGCAGACGCCGGAATTGGCCGCCTTGAGTTCGCGCCCCGTCGTCAAGCAAGCATTTGCCCAAGCGGTCAAGGACGCGGCTAACCTCGGGATGAAGTTCGGCAGCCAAGGCAAACTTTCCGGCACCGATATGCACATGGTCAAGATGGCGCTGGATGACGCATTGCAGCGCGCATCGTCTACTACTACCCCGCAGGGTCAGAATGCTGCCCGCGCCGTGAAGTCGGCCCGCGATGAGTTCGTCAAGTACATGGATGCCAATGTTCCAGGATACCAGCAGGCCCGCCAGCAGTACGCGCAGGCCTCCCAGCCTATCCGCGAAATGGAGTCTGCGCAGGCTATCCAGCAGAACCTACGCGAAAAGGGCGGCAAGATGGCTTCCGGCGCTGACGCCCCGACCCCGTTGCAATTTGAGCGGGCCGTGCGGTCTGTAGCCGAAAGCGACTTCGGCAGCAACTTTTCCGCCCCCGCGCAGAAAGTTCTGGACGACATCGCTGCGGATATTCGCCGGTCTGACCTTGTGAACGCGAAGAACGTGCGTGGGCTTGGGTCTGACACGTTCCAGAAGTTCGCCAGCCAGAACGTGGCAGACAAGATGCTGGGCGGCAATTCGGGTCTGGCCCGTCGGGTGCAGAACCTTCCCATGTTCGCTGGCCGCAATGACGAAGTGTCGCAGATGATGGTTCGGGCTATCGTTGATCCGAAATACGCCAAGTACATCATCAGCAAACTTCCGACGGCGCGTGACCAGTCGAACATGATGAAACTGATACAATCTGCAACGAAGTCGGCTGCCGTGGCTGCTGCTCCCGCTACCGTGAAAGAGGTCATGCAGTAATGGCACAGATCGTCTACAACCCCGTTTTCCAAGCCTTCGACGACGCGGGTGATCCGCTTGTCGGCGGACTGCTGTACACCTACGCCGCTGGCACGTCCACCCCGAAGGACACTTGGGCAGATGCCGACAAAAACACGATGAACGCCAACCCCATTGTGCTTGATGCGAGGGGTGAGGCCGTTATCTACGGTTCGGGTGCGTACAAGTTCGTCCTTAACACGGCGCTGGATGCCCCGATATGGACGGCTGACGACGTGTCGGTAGGCGGCACAGTTGTCACCGCTGACATTGCCGACGGCGCAGTTACCACGGCAAAACTTGCAAGCAATGCACTGTCCGCAGACGTTGCTGGCCGGTCGAAGATGCAAGACGGGTTTGTCACGTCAGCAAAGTTGGCAGTCGTTGCAGTCCCGAACGGATCGACCGCAACCACGCAATCAGCGTCAGACAACAGCACGAAACTGGCTACCACCGCCTACTCGGACGGTCAAGCAACTCTTGCGTACAGCAACGCAATAGCACAGGCCAGACTCTATGACGGAGTTCGGCACACGCTTGCAACCGTTACGTCAACGGCTGGGGCCGTAATTCCCGATGACGATACCGTTCCAGACATTACGGAAGGAACCGAGATATTTTCCGTTTCCTACACCCCAACGTCGGCGTCTATTGACCTTGCCATTGACGCATTTATTCCGGGGTGCGGTAACGACAACTACGAACGCATCGCTGCCGTGTTTGTCGGTAGCACTTGCATATCTGCCGTGTCTGTTTACGGTGCCAGCAACGTGAATATCATCCTTGCTTGTAGTGGGAAGTACAGCCCTGCGAACACAAGTGCGCTGACCATATCGGTGCGTGTAGGAAGTACGGCAGCGGTGAACTTTTACGTCAACGGCGGAGACAATTCCGGAAACCGTAAGCTGGGCGGCGCAACGAAGTCAACATTGACCATCCGCGAAATCACGCGGTGATAAGGGGTAATTTATGAGCATTCGCAAAGTTCCTGTAACAATCCCAAACGCCGGCACGTCATCGGGCTGGATTTCCGCCGAGAGCATCAGCGACAACGGCACGCTTGCCATTGTTGGCATTGCCACGCCGGGCACCGTTGACGCCGTGGCGCTGTCAATTGACTTTTCGATTGACGGTTCTACCGCACTCGGTATCACCGACAGTGCTGGTGCAGCAGTCACGATCACGCAGGCGGCAAACAAGTACATCACGCTGGCACCGGCAAGTTATCCGGTCATTCCTGGATTCTTCCGGCTGACTGCTGCAAGTGCTGTTGCGGCTGATCGCAACTACAAAATCGTCTGCCGGGACATTGTGTAATGTTGCTGCTGTTCAGCGGTGCATCGGGTAGCGGGCCTGCGGCTGCGCAGTATCCTCTAGACGACGACGGCACCCTCGCCGCCGCTTTCGGCTTCGGCTGGCTTGAGACTGACGCGCCGGATTACTGGAACGCGGACTATACGTATCTTGCACCGGCCACGGGCAATCTTGCCGCCGCATTGCCGACCGCCGCGAATGCATGGGCATCGCAGGCCATCGTTGTCGATACCGGGACGATTCTGGCTTGTGAGGCTGTGATCAATTCCGTATCGGCTGCGCAGTTCGGCAACCTTGGGATTGCGGCTGCGGCTTCGTCTGGCGGTACTCCGTCAGGCGTTGCGGTGGTCAATTCGATTGACAACAACGGGTCACCGCGCTGGCTTGTGTCTGGCACGGGCGGGACTCGGGCGCGTTCTGGCGCTACATCCGGTTACCGTGTCGGTATCGAACTGAACGGCAACGACGGCACCATCACCATGCGGTCTAGCGACGGGTCGGCGCTGTGTTCCACGACCTTCACGCCCGGAACCGCGTTCACGTTTTATCTTTTCGTCACCGACAACGGCACTCCGGCTGCCGGCCAGACCGCAAGCATTACCCTTGTGCCGGTCGGCGCCGACATGCAACTCGGCTACACCACGGGTGCGACAGACTTCAATGGCGATCCATGCCCGCAGGGTTATGTGCAGTGGAACCGCTACGACGCAAAATCGGGATCTGTTGTTTCAAGCAATAACCGCGTATTCAGCAGTGGTGCCGCCGCCGACCTGTATACGATTCGCGGGAATGTCTCCAAAACTGTCGGCGGGTCAGAAAAGCCAGAATTTGAGATCACTGTCACAAGCGACTCATCAAGCAATATCTTGATAGGGGTCGGAATTGCAGCGACAACGCTGCCGGTATATGCGGGCGAAACCGTCAACTCGTGGGGCTATCTGGACGTCAACGGTCAGATGTACCACACCGGCAGCGCTGCGGCATTTGGCGCGACTTACACAACTGGCGACGTTTTGACATTCAGCCTTTCTGGAACTTCGCTGCTTGTGAAGAAAAACGGAGCCGTTCAAGGAACCATCACGCTATCGAACGGGCAAGTGATCCAGCCAATCGGAACCATCTACATTCCAACCGACTCGCTGACAATCAATGGCGGTCAGACTGCACTACTTTATCCAGAACCAGGATATGACGGGGGGTGGTCGGCATGAGGTCGGTATCTGAAAACGGGGCCTGTGTAGGGCTTGCCCTGCCAGTAAATAGCGGCGAGCCGGTCGTGTTTGTCGCGTCTGGTGACGCCATTCTTGAGCGGTCGTCGAATATGAAAGTGTGGGACGTAGTTGCCAGTAAAAGCGCGTCAATAGTGCATTCCGGGGAGGGCATGGCCTACCGGATGCGCGGCACAAATGGCCCCAGAACGCTCACGGTGGGGGTCTGACGATGAGCGCAGCGGAACAGGAAGCAATCTGGGAGCGGCTGGAAAAGCACGCTGACACCATCAACGCCATACGCATTGACCATGCGCAGTTATCGGCGGACGTTCGCAATCTGACCAGTCTGGTGCGTGCGCGGGCCAACAAGGCCGAGGAACAGCACAAGGAAATCATTGCCAGCATCAGCGCTCTTACCGCTGCCGAGAACGAGCGCGGTGGCATGGCGAAACTTGGTAGGGGCGTTGCCGCTGCGATTGCTGCGCTGGCCGCTGCTGTCGGGATTGTGGCTGCTGCGATGCACTGGAAGGGTTCGCCGTGATCAACTCTCGCGACATCAACGATTTAGATCCTCGCGTTGCGTCCAAGTGCCTCGCGCTACAGGATGCCTGCCGGGATGCTGGGATAGACCTTATCGTCACGTCCACCTATCGTGACTTCGCATCGCAGGACGCAATCTATGCGCAGGGACGGACGGCACCCGGCAAGATCGTTACCAAGGCCAAGGCTGGTCAATCGTGGCACAACTACCGGCTGGCGTTTGACGTTGTTCCCGTGGTGAACGGCAAGGCCGTCTGGAATGATGCCGCGCTGTGGGCAACGGTCGGTAGGCTTGGGGTTGCGGTCGGTTTAGAATGGGCCGGCAACTGGAAAACCTTTAAGGAAATGCCGCACTTCCAGTGGACGGGCGGACTCACTCTCAAAGACCTGCAAGCGGGGAAGCGACCATGAAACTCGCAGACAACATCAGCAAGGCATGGAGCGTGTGGCTCCTGTCAGCAGCGACCGCACTGGCTGGCCTTGAGCCGTTCGTGCCAGCCATCAAAGAGGCGTTGCCGCCGAACTGGTACGCCATCGCGCTGCCGGTCATCCTGATCGCCCGTGTGATCAAGCAGACTGCCAAGCCATGAACATGAAACCCTCCGACCGCTGGGCGGCCCTGCTGCTGTTCCTGCTTTATACCGGCTTCGTGTTCTTCTGCGGGGTTGGTACTGGCGGTGTTTCGTGCGCCGCTTCGGTTTTCTAAATACCGTGTGGTTCTACGTCACGGCGTTCGCCATGCTGGTACTGTTCATCACTGGCCTGTTTGTGCTGTTCGGCATGTGGCTGATCGGGCGCGTAAGCCCTGATGATGAACCTGATGAACCGTGACGCAATCCTGGCCCTCGCCTGCGGTCTGCTTGGCCTTGCGCTTGGCTATGCGATATGGGGCACGACCGATAAGGTGATTATCGAGACGCCGGCACCGTCCGTGACATGGCAGGATGGTAGCGTGACTGCGGCGCGAGTCGTTGACGCGAAGCCCAAGTTGCCCGCACCGTCGAAGCCGAAAGGCGGCAAGCCGATCCGCACCGTAGAGATAACGGTTCAGCCTAACGCGAGCAAGTCCCTTCCTGATGCCGTTCCCTGCGAAAAAGTAAACCTGCGTATCGACCTAGACCAGTACAAGGACGGCATCCGCGCCTCGGTTATTTCCGATTCTGGCACGATTATTGACGCGGCAGACTATCCCGTCTCGCCGCTTATCCGCCCGATAGCGTTCAAGTGGGCCATCGGCATCGACGGTCACGCGCTTGCGATAGACCGCGACCTTGGCCGGCTTCGGCTTGGCGTATCGGTTGGCGACGGCGAGGTGCGGTACCGGGCGCTGGTGCGGTTCTGACGCGGCGCTGTACATGCTGACAGTTGTTGACCTTTTAGCGGATTGCATGTATCTACACTGACAGTCCAATAAAAGAGAGGTCGTTTATGGATGCGTCATACCTTGAGTTCTGTATCTCTGATAGGCAGCGCCAGATAGTCAACGAACGGGCTAGGCAAGGCTCCAACGTCAGAACCGCAAATGCACTTGGCATCAACATCCGCACTCTAGAAAAAACCCTCGCCAGAATCCGATTGCAGGCCGAGCGCCGTGGATATAGTCCCGCGCACGACATGACCCATCCAACCCCGCCGACGCACTACCTCAAGGGCACCAGCACCTACTACAACCGCGACGGCGTGCAGACAGGTCAGTGGGTCAAGACTGACCGCGTGTCCGAGTCCATAGGCGAACAAATCCGCGCCCTTGTCGAAGGGCTGAAGGACGAAATACCCCGCGCTCCCAAGGTGCAAAAACCCGACAAACACGGCAACGCCGACCTTCACAACGCCTACATCATCACCGACTATCACCTTGGGATGCTGGCATGGGGAGAGGAATGCGGCGAGGATTGGGACTTGGCCAAGGCCGAGGATTTACTCTACCGCTGGTTTGAGGCCGCAATCGTGGCCGCTCCACGGGCCTCCAGTGCGACATTCGCGCAGCTCGGTGACTTTATCCATTGGGACGGGCTGGATGCCGTCACGCCGGCAAGCAAGCATATCCTTGATGCTGATACCAGGTTCCCCAAGGTAGTCCGCGCAGCCATCCGACTTATACGTCGAATCATTGCCCTGCTGCTGACCCGCCACGACTCGCTGAACGTCATCATGGCCGACGCTAACCATGACCCCGCTTCCGGTGTCTGGATGCGCGAAATGTTGGCCGAGTTCTACGGCGACGAACCGAGGGTGACGGTCGATAACTCGCCGGACAGTTACTACGCTGTTCGTTTCGGTGACGTGCTGATGATGTATCACCACGGGCACAAGCGGAACGTCAGCAATGTTGACTCGGTAATGGTCGCCAAGTTCCGAGAGGACTACGGCCAGACCAAGTACCACTACTGCCACACGGGCCACCTACACCACGATAAGGTGCGCGAGTCCAACCTTATGCACATAGAACAGCACGAAACGCTGTCGGCCAAGGATGCCTACGCCAGCCGTCACGGGTTTATGTCGCATCGGTCGGCCAAGGTGATTTCGGTGCATCGGCTTTACGGTGAGGTTTCCCGCGTGACAATCCGACCGGAGATGCTCAAGTGAACGACCAAGTAAACCACCCATCGCACTACACGTCAGGCGCAATCGAGTGCATTGACGCCATCGAGTCGGCCACAGCCAACCTGACCGGAACGGAAGCCTACTGCACCGGCAACGCCATCAAGTACCTGTGGCGCTGGAAACAGAAAGGCGGCAAGCAAGACCTTGCCAAAGCCCGCTGGTACATCGAGAGGATGCTGGCCGATGGACAAGCAAAGTGACAAGAAACTGGGCAGGATCGGCATAGCAGCGCAGACCGAGAAACTAGCCGACCCGCTGCGGGAGATGCTGGTCGATAAACTGCTGCACATGCTTGCCGAGGTTCGAGCGGGTCGTATGGTCGGCCTGTTCGGTGTTTCCGTGCTTGAGGACGACAACGAACACGGCATAGAGATCATCGAGGAAGGCTACACGCTGGTCGAGGCTGATGTGATCCTGGGCCTTGAGTACACGGCGCGAGACCTGCGGGAGTCGTGGGAGGCCGAGCGGATACACGGCGTTGACGGTTCGGACGACTAATAGGCTTATTTTGCCCAAATAGGTAAAACGTATCCTACAAAAAGACGCCCCATCGACCGGGAGGAAGTGGGGCGTTAAGTGCCGGCGTCAACCGGCTGGGAGCATATCGGTTCGCCCGTCATCGCTGACTGTTTCGGCGGAAAGCAAAACTATACCTGCCTGTGGCGGCTCCCCGCAATACCTCCGCGCTTCCTCGCCTCGGCAAGTTTCTCCGGCGATTGCACAAAGTTCGCTCCGTCTGGTACGCCCATCATTATCGCCTCCCTGCGCACAGTAACCGGCTGCGTCACTATCGGCCCGTTCGCAGCCTCCCATGCTGCCATCTTCCGCGCAAGGTCGTCGCGGGCCGACTGGTTCCGTAGTACGTCGTGGTCGATCATTTCCTCGCCTCCCTCAACCAGGCATACAGCGTCCAGCGGCACACGCCCAACTGAAACGCCAGTTTCTCTCCGGTAGTCTCTGCGTACATTCGCAGCAGATAATCGGCAGGCGGACGGATTCGTACACGATCCGCTTGGCGACGGTGGTAGTAGTTGTGGTGACGGCGCTCGGTCATGCGAACAAGTCTCCAGTAACCTCTTGCCTGTCATCAAACCGCGATTCTGCCATCGAAAGATTGATGGTCGCCTGCTTGAAATAGCTGTCCTTCAGCTCAATACCGACAGCCTTGCGGCCAAGCGATACCGGACTGTAAACCTCGGATCCAACGCCCATAAAAGGAGTCAAAACAACCTCGCCAGGATTGCTGTAAAGCTCCACCAGCCGATCAATAACGTCAAGCTGCAGCGGGTGAACGTGCTTTTCATCATCCTCTTCCTTGCTGTCGCGGAATGGCAGCACGTTGTCGATACGGATGTCATCCCAAACGCTTGACGCGTACCGCTGCCAGATATAGTGCGACAGCTTGTTGGACTTCGGATCTTCGTGATCGGCGTACATTTCGTTCAGGCGTGACCAAAGTTCATCCGCCGTCAGCTTTGACTCGTTGGCGTTGTTCCACGCCTGAAGAATGTTCGGGAGGATTGGCGTCTCCCCGAAATACTTTTTCAGTCCGCACGGGTGCGTTACCGGAACATCGTTGTCGCCCTTTTTGGTCAGAATCAAAACGTAGTCTGGCATTGCGGTAAAGCATTGCGTGCTGTCCTCGACGATCAGCTTATGCATCAGGCTTTTAACCATTGTCCGCATACGAACCTTGAGCGGCTCTTTCCATATGGTGATGCGGTTGCGGTACTGAAATCCGTATTTCTCGTGGATGCGGATGATCTCGTGCGGGAAGTCCCAAAGCCGGCACGAGTTGTCGAACACGTCGGTACAGTGGACGGCGGTAATTCGTCCAGGCTTCGTGACGCGGGCAATCTCGCTTACCAGATAGTCGTACTGTTCCAGAAACTGCTCTTTGCTTTCGCAGTTGGAAAAATCGCGGTCGCTGCTGCTGTAGTTGTACAGCCCGGCAAACGGCGGCGAATATATCGACAGGTCTACCGAATTGCTCGGTAGTGTAGGCAATACTTCCATGCAGTCAGAGTTGTATATCGCGTATTGGCCGGTTACTACTTGGTCTTTCACGCTCATGACAGGAACCCCGGTATTTTGATTGTTTTGTTGAACTCTTTTGTTTTCATGGTGAAGTCTTGATTCGCTGCGGCAACCAAGTTGCTATACAGCTCGATTGCCTTTTCCGTTTTCTGCTCTAGCGCCTCCATTACCCGCTCTTGCCCTTCACTGATCACCATATCGCACGTTACCTCTCGCTTTTGCCCGAAGCGCCAGAACCTGCGGATAGCTTGGTAGTACTGCTCATACGACCATGTTGGAAAAAAAACGGTGTGATTACAGTGCTGCCAGTTCAGCCCCATGCTGGTCATCTTTGCCTTGGTAATAAGCCGGCTTATCTCGCCGCGAGCAAACGCTACCAAGATTTCCTCTTTCCTGTCGATGGACATACCGCCAACAATTTCTACGGCATCCTTGTCAATATCTGCAAGCAGTTCCGACTCGTCGTTCAGGTTGCACCAGTAGACCGATATTTTACCACTAGCCAACTCTACAGCTTTTTCGCAGCGCTGCCTTACGGTCAACTTTTGCTCTTCGCGTACCTCGGTCATAGTCTTTGCCGGCAAAGCGAACAGCGACGGCTGGCCATTTATGCACCACTGCGCGTCATTGCGGACAATCGTCCGGCGAACCGTCAGAGGCGGAAGATCGTATCCGCCATCATCAAAACCAAGGTCTGACGGCTTCTTGACCATGACAGACCATTGGTTAACCCATGCAAAGAAATCGCGCTCCGCGTGCGGCTTCAAGTAGAACTTCTCGCCTATGTTTCGGTTGTTGCTGTCAACGCTGTTTTGGTTAGACTTGAAGAACTTGCCGAGCATGTCCATATAGCCCATATACCCAAGGGCTTCCGAACTGTTTCCAAGCTCAATAAAATCATTGGGGGATGGTGTTGCCGTTGACAGGAACCGGAACGGAACCCGCTTGATGAAGGCTACAACGTCGTCGCGGGTCTTCCCGTTAAAGTTCTTGAGAATGCTGGACTCATCAAGCATGACGCACTCGAAGTCATCAGGGTTAAGCAAGTGCAGCCGCTCATAGTTGCATACGGTAATCTTTGCCGTAATGGTTCCATCTTTGCTGTGCGCAATGTCATCAACGCCAATACGCTGCGCTTCGTCAATGAACTGGAACGCAACAGCAAGCGGCGTCAGTATAAGGACTCGCTTGTTGGTCTTTAGCACTATGTTCTGTGCTATTACCAACTGGATCAGCGTCTTGCCAAGTCCGGTATCGGCAAAAACACCGATACGACCCTTGCGAACAGCCTTCGATATGATGGCCTTCTGGAAATCAAAAGCCCCGTCCGGGATCCATTGTGGGTCAAACCCGTAATCCCCAGTAGAGTGCCGCTTTTTTTGCAAAAACTCCGCGTAATCCATTTAAGCCCCCTTCGTTTTTGTATTTCCAGCCGAAACCTTATCCGCCCCTTTCGTTAGTGAGCAACCACTAACAAGCGAAAATCCTACGCCGCACTCGTTTTTTATCAG